GTTTTTCTGCATCTTCTAAAAATATTACATCTGATGGTAAAATTGTAATTGTAATGGGCGATTATAACATTTCTAAAAATTGTATGGAAAATATAAATGTGATTCGACCACCGCGACCGTCGGATTGTGAAAAGAATTGGATTTATGTATCTAATAAACATCTTACTCACGAAAAGTCTAAGGGTAATGTAAATTTTATTTATGGATTCCATCCACTTCTCATTGGGGCAGTCCACAATCACCAAATAGAGATTCATACTATCTATGAAACGCCTTCTCTTTTTTCCAGATTCCGTGGTTCCACTACATTGGTAGAATATAATGATAAGTTATATGCAGTCGTCCATTTTGTAAAATATTCAACACCGCGTTGCTATTATCATTCTGTTGTACAATTCAATAAAGATACGATGAAACCTGAAGCATATGCTGCACCATTTTCATTCTGTGAACCAAAGATTGAATATTGTATTGGATTTGATATCAAAGATGGCGAGGCATATTTCTTCTTCTCGCGAAATGATACCAACCCTTCTATGATTCGTATTCCTTTTCAGCATTTGAAAATGATAAGAACTTAAAATGATATGTATCTTTTTGGTAGATGGGAGGAAAGGTGTTGAAGACAAAGGAAGAACGGCTTCGTGAGGGGATTAATTTGCTTACACAATTGCGGGCGGCTCATGTGAAAGAGAATATTTATGGATATCAAGAACTCAAACGAATGATTAGTGCATGGGTGGAAACAGGAAACCCATGGGAGGGTTCTATTCCATTTCCTGAACATGGTCGTGAAGCGGTTGTAAAATTGCCTCAATATAATAATAAGGCTGCGGGCATTCATTTTAATGTTAAATCATTTTACTAAATTGATTCATCTTTTTTATTATTCTATGATTTATACATCATATTATAGTAGTTATGATTCTTGTTCTTTGTCCGCATTGTTCTCAACTGATTGAAATTGTAGAGCTTAATTGTCGTATATTTCGATGCGGTATCTATCGTCATAATGGTTTCCAAATTCCGCCTCATTTACCAAAAATAGAATGCGACCGCTTAGCGGAAAGCGGTTCTATTTATGGATGTGGAAAACCATTTCGTGTAGAGTCTGATTCTGAAAAAAAATATACAGCAATTATTTGTGATTATATTTAATTTATATTTCATTTATACATTGATACGAATCATAACAGGACAATGGTCCGATCCATGATAGTCTACTAGGCAATCTGCTTCCTCTATAAGTTCCTTTGCAGAATCCGATACCAATACATAATCAATACGCCATCCTACATTTCTGGCACGTGCCTGAGCGAAGTTAGACCAATAGGAATATTTCTTTTCTTCTGGATGAAGATAACGAAACGAATCTGTTAATCCCGCATCCATCATATATTGTAGCTCCTGACGTTCCTCTGTGGAAAATCCAGGTGTTTTCTTTTTTCCCTTTGGATTGTATATATCAATTTCTTGATGTGCACAATTCAAATCTCCGCACAAGAGAACAGGCAATTCAAATTCTCGTTGTAATTCAACCAAATACATTCGTAGAACCTGTTCCCAAGCAATACGCTCGCCCAAACGAGCCAATTCAGGCTGGGCGTTTGGCGTATATACTGCAACAACAATATATGTTCTGTATTTTGCGGTAATGATTCGTCCTTCCATCAACCAATCATATGCGTTATATTCTCCAATTAATTCCTCGTCATATCGATCAAATCCATAGTCCACCCATTCAGGTTCTACCTTGGAGCAAAGTGCTACGCCTGAATAGCCTTTCTTGTGAGCGGAGAAGGTGCTGTATAAATGGGAGAAGAGTGGTGAGAGGCATGCTAAATCACCCTCATTCTGCGTTTTGATTTCCTGGAGACACAAGATATCAGGCTGTTCCGCCGCAACCAGTTCTGTTAGACAATTATTTGTCATACTGCCTTTCTTTTCGCCATTTTTCAGTTTTCCTGTCATGGAACGAATACCGTTTACGTTAAAGCTGATGAGTTTCATTGTTGCTATCATTTATTATTGATAAATAAGCTTTCAATTTTTTATATCTAATTTTATATCTAATTTTATATCTAATTTATAAAATCATTTTTAATATACATATAAAATAGAGATGTCAAATCGTAATTTTGATGGCCGAGCCATCATTCAGAGACTTCAAAATCAAGTCTATGCTCGCAATTTATATACGAATAATACAACAGGCCAGACAATCATCAATAATCCGCAAACTACGGATGGAAATTCTTCCAGATATGTATCCTATCTTTCTGGAGTCCAAACAGAATATGCTCGAGGACTATTGGGTAATGGTGAAACTGTTAGTGTAGGTGGTATTATAGGTATTCCACCATTTCCTACTCCTACTTCTACTACCCCTTCTCCACCTACGATATTGTCATTTACAACGGTTGGAACAACATTGTGGACTGCTCCTGCAGGAATCACATCAATTGAATATCTTGTTGTAGGAGGTGGTGGAGGAAGTGGAGGAGGATATGATACAGGTGGTGGCGGCGGTGGAGGTGGTGGTATGGTATTATCTGGAACAATGTCTGTTATACCAGGAAATACATATTCAATCATTGTGGGTGATGGAGGTATCGGTGGCATATCGATACGTTCTCCTCTTTCAGAAACAGATGGGTCCCCTGGTATCAGTTCTTCATTTGATACCATTATTGCATTAGGCGGTAGCGGTGGTTATGCTTCAAGATATCCAGTTGGAGGTAATAATAGTGCAGGTGGTCCTGGAGCAATTAATCCTGGTACTGCATCCGAAGGAGGTCGTGGAGGTGGAAGTGCAGGAGATAGTAATGGTGCAGGTGGAGGCGGTGGCGGCAGCTCTGGTAATGGTTCCAATGGTATTGCAAACACAGGAGGAAATGGTGGCAGCGGAACATCAAGTTCAATTAGTGGTTCTTCTGTATCATATGGAAATGGTGGTAGAGGAGCAAATGGTAATTCTAATTATGTGGCTGTTGCAGGGGCATCCAATACTGGAAATGGTGCAACGGGTGGCGGAGCAGCATCGGGTTCTGATGAAAATGGTGCAAGCGGTGGTTCTGGTATTGTAGTCATTGTGTTTTAAACTTATAGCATCTTCAAAATTTCTCTACAACGTTCCTTTTCATATCGAATCCATATCGGTACAATTTCTATCTGATTCCACAATTTCATAAATACTGCCATATCAGAATCTATAAGATTGATATAATTAAATAGACCTTGAATATCATAACATAATTCATCGTGACACTGAACAGGTGTCTTCCCACCCTCTTTGTATTTCTTTCTTTTATCTTTGACATATTGGCACATTTCTGCAAAATCAGTTATATGTCTATAATCGTTCACAACATACTCCTGAAAATAGATTCTGGTCGGCGGCCATTGGAACTCTGAATAGGTGGGATGTTGTTTTATCCATTTTTCCAAAAAAGGGTCTTGATGTTCCTTATGTAAAAAGATATTAGTAGGACTGGAATACATCTTTCTTACTTTTTTCGCCCATCTATCATCCATTTCTTCACAAAAAGAACACATATACATACAATTACATTTCTTATTGGTGTGAATGGCTAAAATATCTGGATCATCGCAATATTGAATATGACTTTTTGTGCGAATATTTTCAATCACTTGCAGTGTCTTCTCAAAAGAAATCTCATAACCTTCAAATGATTCTTCTTTGAAAAAGAGCGGCCATCGCTCTTTCATATGAGGAAGCATACAATTCCATTCCTTCATATTCATATTCATATTCATATATCTCATCATATGAGTAAGACCATATTGTATCCACTCTTTTAAAATATTTGGTTTAGATTCTATATAGGCTGTGAGTGCTTTCTCAAGAGGTTCTACTTGTTTCTCAACATAATCAATTATAGTAAGATAATGTTGAAGACTTTCATATACATTTGTATACCAATGTGTAATTTTCCTTGATTTATTAATGGTATGATATCCTTGAATAATGTTTCGTATTGTCTCCATTGCTATTTATATAGATGATGAAAATATTTATATTGTCTGATTGTCATTTTTAGACCATTGCCATCTTTAGACCATTGTCATTTTGGAAATCATTTGCAACCAGTGCGTATTTGCTGTTCCCACAAATAGTCCATTTGCATATATTCCATTATTTCCACTATTTCCTACATTTTGCAATGCTATTTGGTACATCGTATATGTTCCCGCCTTCTCATAAGGAATAGCTCTTTCATCTATATATGCCGTTAAGCTATATTTGTCTTCGATAGTATGAATATGTTTAATATATTCTGCTGTATTATTATTTCGAGCATGTGTCGATTTATTAACCGAAATGGAGGTGCAACTTGACACAATTAGATCTTCAAATAGTTCAGGATAATTCTTTTTTGTTAGATGGTACAAACATTCTTTGGTTCGTTCCTGATTTCCAGGATTGTTGACAACTATTTTTCCAATGACAGTAATGGCCTTGTAGCCATTCGCCGTTTTAATTAAATCTCCCTTCTGTAAGTATTCAATAGGAATGTATACTTCTTGACCTTTATGTAATTTCAAAATATTAGTTCCTTCTTTCATACTTGTTGGATAAACATAATGTGACCCTTGATTCATCTAAAAAGAAGATATCATTCTCTTTTTAGGTGAATATGCAAACAATAAACGTACAATATAAATCAATTAAAACGCAAACATGAGTCCTGCTCGGCCACCATAGACACGCAGAATATTATAGGTCTCTGCATAAATATAAACAACGCAACGTTCTACATCTGTTCCTGTTGGATTACCTGACAGTGTACGAAATTGTAGAACCAAATCGCGATTGGTGATTTTATCCAAATTGGCTTCTCCTTGCGGCCTTGAAAATGGCGTATAACCATTTTGAATTCCTAATGGAAAATTATAGTAATATCGATTGACCCATGGGGATTTCCGTTGTTCGTATGATGGAATAACAGAACGGAAGAGGGCAGGACCTTCTGTACGAAATCGTACAAGAGACCCTTGATAAACAATTTCATATCCAGAAATAGGTTCTGAATTCGATAGAGCAAATCCTGGACGAATAAATGAAGAGGGTCGCTGTCCGTATATTCCTAATGCATCAGGCCACCACGGAGTTTGTGCGTTGGATGGAAGTGTATTTGCATTTCCCGTTAAATCTCGTGTTGCTAAAAATGGTGCATTATAACTCGGGGCTCTGTATGGATTACACATGAAAAATATATCTCGTGTTGGATTAGGTATATCCAATCGAATGCGAGCATTTGGTAGGCCTCGTGAATCATATGGATTCATTGCATAATGCTGAACGACTGGAATTTGTAAATCACCCAGACGAAATCGATTCGCTTCATTTTGATCTAAATATACATATTCTGCCATAATATAGCATTCGCCTAATGGAAGTGCAAGAGGCATCTGAATCATACCATTTGCATTTGTTAATGGAATCAACGGGGCTGTCTTCGCATAAAATTTACTACCTAAGAGGGGTGTTAGTGAAGTTCCATCATCTGTTGATGTGTTTGGTATTTGTGTATTGGTATAATACAATCCATTCAGGCCGCGGAATGTAATTCCTACACGGATTTCATCCATCGGAATGGCATCAATAGGCAGGGCACATCCAAAATCTCCTCGTGTAAACCATAATGGCAAGGGAACAATAACGGTTTCTTGATAGGGTTGCTGTGATGCTTGTTGAGGCCATCCAAAACTTGTCTCTGTAAATCCATGGTCTTTTCGCTTAATTAATTCATTAACAACGGGTACCTTTTCTAAAGGCGTATTAAATTCATCGAGAATTTCTAATAGACGGCTATCAATTGTTTCAACACGTGCCGCTGCAATATCTAATGTTAATTGTTGTACCAAGGCGTGGCCCAGGGAATTCGTCCAACCAAATTGGGGGAAAATAGGGGCATTATTTGCTGCAATTTGGGCGGTATGTTGTGTTGTATAAATATCTGGCATGCGGGCAACTAAATAGAGGCGTGTTACCAAATGGCCCTTTCTCAAAATGCGAAAGAAAGCCGTATTTCCAAAGGTAGGAGTATTTTCAAAATCAAGACGGCTCCACTGTGTCGTAAATCGCCCTGCTCTCATCCATATTTTCTGAAAAGGGTATAATGTTGGTCGAAATGTTAATCGTTCATCTTGAATGCCTGAGCTAATCACCTTGAGTAGACTAGCTACCATTCTTCTTACTATGTAGTAATATCTTTCTAAGTTCTTGATTTAAAGATAATTATGAATAGCACTATCAATAGTATGTTAATTACATCATTCTATGAAATTTATGGCCGTCCTGAGAGAATTTCTCAATATTTTGAGTGGTTTAGCCCATTAGGAAATAGTGGTCTCCCTATTATTGTGTTTACAGATCAACAACATGTTGAATTATTTGTTGATTATCCAAAAACAGTACAAGTGATTCCACAATCATTGGATACATTTGAATTATATCAAATGGGTATGAATTATAAGGGCACTTCTCCACATGGTGCAAATAAAGAGAAAGATACCAAAGAATTTTTATCCCTTATGAATACAAAGATTGAATTTATAAAGAATGCGATGAATCATTGGGACGGTGAAACGTTCATATGGATTGATTTTGGAATCCTTAAAATTGTAAAAGACAAGGAGACGGTTCTGAATACATTGAAAAAGGTAAATGATATGACATTTGATAAAATCATGATACCTGGGTGTTGGACAAATGGAGTATATACATTTTCAGTAGAGCATGTGTATTGGAGATTTTGTGGCGGATTTTTTGTTATACCGCGAAAACACATACAATCATTTTACGAACAATCCAAGCATGTATTTAATGATTTCTGTACCATGCCACAATATAAATTAACATGGGAGGTAAATGTGTGGACCATTATAGAACATTCACATCAACACAATATTCAGTGGTATCATGCAAATCACGACGATTGTATTATTACCAATATAGATAAATTGCTTTAATTTGCCCTTAATCAGTAAACAGTTTATTACAAATACCATTTTCAAATCGCAACCACTGATAATGAATCGCAAACACAAATACTTCCCATCCTCCTACATCCGCAAGGTCAAAATCACATGGAGGTTGTAGAGCCGCCAAATTGACTGGAATGGGTGTATTTACCTTTAATGTAAGCGTAACATTTGTTGTACGACTCATATTGGCCGTACCAGACGGCTGATGTCTGTCAGGATAGAGCGAAAATGAATAACCATACATATGTGATTGGTAAGTAATCCATCCACCTTTGTGTACTTTCGCAATATGCTCTCTGAACCAATTACCATCCGCTGAAATAACTTCTGAGCCGTTGATACGAATATTTGCATGCTGCAACCATGGCGGATACATTGTCTGTGGAGTCGTTTGATAGCCGATGGATGGAGTGAAGTTGGACCATTCATTATTAATACGCACGGCTTTTCGACGAAAAGCCCAGAATAATTCGGTCACAGGATGATTTAATTCTAAAGGCAATTGGACGTCCACTGAATCAGAATTAGAATTTGGCTTGCTTACCAAATATTTTAGTGGCTCTTCAAAATGAAAGGATTGGACCACTTTAATCATTTGTTCGAATGGCTGTCTCAAAAACTTGTCACGAATAGAACCAGTTGTTAGTGCACAACATGTTATAATACGAAATTGTACGAATTCTGGAGCATTTGATAAGGTTGTTGTGGTTGTCATATTCTGAGGAGTTGGATTTGTTTGAATGGGTGTCGTAATAAATGATGCAGTCTTATTCAGTGGAACATCATTACAATTGGCACGATATCCAATATATTTTCTAACAAGTTGATCGAATGGGCGAAGTTTGATATCGATGCGAACATTCCCCTCATTACAAGAAAGAAGTGGAAATACTTCCTTTAGACGATTGCGTAGAAAAAAGAAGGGTAGAATACAGAAATAGGTTCCATCTTCAGTAGGAAAGGGGCGATTTGGGGAAAAGGCCGTTTGAAGAACAGGAATTCTACCATTTATGGTTTGATTTGATAAATAGGAATAAGGTGTTGTTCCGATTGCATCGATTGAAATACCTGCAAGTACATTAACGTCGCCATATACATTATAAAAACTGCGAATAAATTCACCTGATATGCGTTCAATGGTTTGATCGTTTACAATAAAATCAGCATAATCGATAATACTTGATCCTAAACTATTTGTATAGGTCCAATAATCCGCAGATTGATTGGGTGCATTTGGAATTGTCCCTACGCTTGCCGTTATATTGCCATTTGCTAATTGCTGAACGATCTGGCCATTATACCAACTTCCTAATTTAAATTGAAGAATGATAGATTGCAATAAATCTCCTGCAGGAAGGGCTCCAATTTCAAAAGTACACGTTTGCCCCCAATCCGCCGGACCACGCTGTGTAAATTCTTGAATACTCATCGTTGTTGGATGTACTGTATTATTATCCCCACGATGAAACCATGAATTATCTGTATTGAGTGGAAAATAAGTATTATCTTGTGCATCACGATCCGTCAGATCTAATACTGTCGTAATATCACCTCTTGGCCGAAAATAGTCCTTTGATGACATTGGAACAACACTACGTAGTATTAAGCAAAAAGGTTTATATCATGCAACCGTTTCTATACAGGATTAACACGCCTACATTTATCATACAAACGTACAAATAATACTATACATACTACAGTAATTATTGTAATAGCAATATAATCCTTTGTAGATAGTTCTATCATATACTATTTAATTTGATAACATATGTTTTTGTTTTATGATTTTTGGACGAATTGTTCCTACTAATAAAATTCGTATCCCTGTTTCTAAAGATGGTAGGCATGGAAATATTACTTTAAAATAGAGGAAGGAGGTTGAACGGATAGGCTTCGTACTATACCACGTATTCTCTTTCTTCTCTATCGCATCTACTGTATCTTGTTCTGTTGCATTTTGATCTATTTCTCCAGAAATTATTTTAATACTAAGTTGTGGCATATTTAATTTATTTCCAATATACCCATATTTAAAAGTAGTCCAGGTTGTCTTTTTAGAATGGGGAATACGATATATCACAGTATGATGATCTATTTTCACAATATCATTTTTTGAAAAATAGTACATAACACTATTTTTGTCAAAATGTGGCATATTGGAGAGGCTATGTTAACTATTTTAATGATTTATTTATTTATACTCCTAAAAAATTTGATATCAAAATAAATGAAAATGAAATTGCCGCATACAATATGGAAATACAATATTGCCATACACGCATTACTACTCCAAAAACAACCCAATATTTTGCAGATGGAAAACATAAATTCTATTTAGAATATTGTTGCAGACGTCCATGTGTGGAAGGTACAGATAAATGTAAATCGTGCCATAAAATTCACAGTGGTGCACGAAGTCAATTTGACAGTACCTATCCGCATGGTTCCATTAATGAACCGATACCAGAACATTCTCATATCTTTGGAGGAACATGGTATCACGAACGAGTTCCATTATGGGGTGCCCCATCTGCTGAAGTCATTGCACTTGCTCTACAATACCAAGAAGAAGCAAACCAGTATCGTACGACCTTTCCTCTATCTAAAGCAAATCAGCCATTTATTTCTCAAGAGATGGCAAAACCAAAGAAAACAGCGACAGTTGCAGCGACAGATAAAGCGACAGTTGCAAAGACAGTTGCCGCGATCGATGAAGTAATACCTGAAACACCTATTAATATCCCTGTTAAGAGGACAAGAAAACCAAAAATAGCACCAGTTAGCAAAGCACCAGTTAGCAAAGCACCAGATAGCGAAGCACCAGTCGAAGCACCAGTTAGCGAAGCACCAGTTAGCGAAGCATCAGTCGCTCCAAAGCCAAAAAGAAAAGCAGCTACTAAAAAGACTAAAGAGCCTCCTGCCATTTCATTAAACGTGCAGCCTATTTGTAAAGAAGTTGTTATCCCTACCCATATTGAACATCAGTTAGAAACAGTAGATATAGACGGATATGATATTGAATATGTTCCGCTTACCTATATTGAAATTGATCGTATCACTTATTTCCGAGATGCTAAAAAGAATAAATTGTATCAAATGGTAAAAGATAAAATCATCGGTTCTTATGTTGGTCGCTATTGCCCCCATACGGAAACTATTTGTACTGAAGTACCCGATTCGGATGAGGAAAATGATTCATAAATAAAATCATCTCTCTTTTAGAAGTGTATGAATGAATACAAAATATATAATTAATATTCTACTGAATGGCGTTCCTATTTTTGATGGATATTTTATAGTAAGTAGTAGTGCTCCTCTTACAATTATTGAATTTTATGAATATGGTAATCCATTCAATATATTGGCTCCACCTGGTTCATTTGGATCCAATGATAATCTATTTATTTCTATAAATCAGCCATTTTCATCGAGTGGTGTAAATATTACAACAATGAGCTATTATGCATCTAATCCAAATCCATATGGGTCAAATAATAATCCACCTTCCAGTGGCGGTGGAACATATAACTTATACGATTTTATTAATAATCAAGGAAATATTACAAATTTTAGTCAAAATACGTATAATTATATCATTACACTGGAACTATCTATACCATCATCGTTGCCTGCCGATAATAGTTGCCAAAAAAGTCGTTTTTGTTATAATTATAAACCTCCTGGTGTTATTGAGCCATGTTGTACTCCTATTGTATGTGCGAGTAGCACCTATCTTTCCTCTCTTCAGACGATACCTAATGTTGTCAATAATAGTTCACGAACGATTGAAAGTTCCTTATTACAAGCATCGCAGCAACAAATGTTTCAAATAAATCAGGCTAATCAGCAGCAACGAACTCTACAGTCCACTCTTACTAACACGGCATTGATTACAGAACAACTTATGAATCAATTAGCAGATCTTCGTAATCAACGATATGTTCCATATAAACCTTATGTTTATCCTGAAACTCCACAATCTGTTATTGAATTACAAATGAGAACTGCAAATGTGGGTGTACCTATGCCTGTTTTTACTATGGCAGATTGTAAAGGCAGTCAATTTGTTACTACATAAAAATATAAAATACATTAAAAAAATAGAATAGATATTTGATAGATAAGCTATTTTATTTTACTTCTTTGGTGCAGCAGTGACAATCTTCTTCTTGATAATAGTTTTCTTAGGAGCGGGGACAGGCTCTACATCATCTGATGCCTCATCATCTACCGCATCCTCCTCTTGAGAGGCTGATACTTGTGCTGATACCTGTGCGGATGCTTGCGATGCTTGCGATGCTTGTGGCATTACTGCTGCAAGTACAGATGGCTTAGGCTTGAATGCAGCATCATCCTCAAACTCATCCTCATTATCTTCAGTAGACGCTGCAGGTGCTGAGCCAAGACCCTTGAAAGCAAAGTCATTGATACGCTCTGGTAGTTTATGAATGGCAATCTGCTTTGCCTTCCATGTCAAACCAAACTTGGAACCTGCAAACCATACACCCGCACATTCCATAATTGCAGTTACCTGTACGCCTTTTGCTAGGAGGTCCTCTACTGGAACACCCTTGTAAGGAGTACCACTGACATCATAGAATTTGGTCTCAAACTCATCGTTGTTCTTTGGAAGCTTCAGCTTCAAGTTAGGAGGATAGCTTAGCACATTTCCATCCTTATCCTTGCTGTACTTAACAGATGGTGTATAGAATGCCTTTACAACATCGCGTGATAGGTCGGCCTTAAACCACGACTTGCTATTCTTAACACCCTCATTTAGCATAAACTCGTCCATCGAATTCATCGTATCCAAGAATTGCTTAACTTCGGGTCGCTGGTCCTGACCGCGAAAGGAAAGGTCAACCGAATAAGTGGGTGGACCAAACTTGTCAGCACAATTTAGACCAAAGGGAATCGACATGGAAACGGCGGTCTGCATAACAAGACGTTCGCCGCCATAATTTAGATAAGCCGACTTTGCACCATTTGGAAGTGTCCGCAGAGCGGAGATAGTAATACGCTTGGAATCGAAGGTGGATGGATAGACGACGCTGGACATGTTTTAATCTGGTTCTGCCTTTTTCTATGCTAAAATCGCTCGTCAAATTTTATTTTATGTTATACCCCGTAATTTACATCATTTTATATTTGTACTATGTTATAAGTATCACATTTTCTATTCAAGTGCATCCAGTTTAACTTTTTTTTATTGAAATTATTTTCAGGATTTGAATAGTATATGATATCAGTTGTATTAAGAAAATATAATTTGCTTAATATAATTTACTGACAGACCTTGACAATAAGTTTCCAGCTTCTACAGCAGGTCAATCCATCACAACGAACACAACAAGGGATGCAATCCGGACACTGAATCATCTCCAAAAACTGAATGTTAATGCGTTTTAAAATATGATAATAATCGAATTCATAATGATGTATAAAATATAGGAACTATAATTAGAAAGATGGCACATGCTCCGCAAGTATCTGAACAATTAATGGAAGAGATTGTTGCTGCCCACGCGGTGATAACACAACTACATGAAATAACACAAAAGGCTACGGATGAAATCAGACGCGATACGAGAAATCTTAAGATCAAGGAAAATATTGATAAGGTAATTCAAGCAGCATATTCTACTGCATCTAATACTGAAATCTTAAGAAAGCCATTTTTCACTATGAAACGTATGCAACGACATGGCAACGTGTTTCCAAAAGATATGCATGATAATATTGATAAAACCTTTTACTTTCCAAACGAGATAAAAGAAATATTAACTAATGAAATTTTAACTTTGCAAATTAATTCAGATGAGAAAACTAAATTTGAGGTAATTGCTAATTTTGTAGTTCTATTAGATGCATTATATGAGATGGAAGGTATATGGAAGACTATTCGCGACTATGCAAAACCAGTTCCACAGGAAGGACCTCATAATGATAGAATCAGTGGTGGTCGAAAGCATCGCACTTACTGCAAACGTACCCGTCATCAACACAAGCATAAGCGTACCCATCGCAGACGCACCCACCGCAGACGCACCCATCGCAAATAAATGCCAAATCATGAGCTTTTAAATATTCCATTCCTATTTTATCATACGATCTGGAATGATCTGTATGATAATACTTAATCCAGGTGCTCTTGAAAATCATATGTCATGCAAATTTTTATCGCCGCATTATATATCAATATGAATATAGGTCATTTCAATAAAAAAAAGAAGAAAAGTATGAAAAGATGGCTTTCCGATTGAAATTATTCACAAAATTTGATAACACTTTTCCACTTAGAAAATATCATTCCGCGTTTATTTATGTCAAATACTTCCACCGGTAATAATACAATGAGTAAGCCAGCCTCCACCTCCAACGCCCAGAACGTTAAGAAAGTTTCCAAGAAGTCAGACGCCGCCCCAGCGCCTGCCGCCCCAGTTGCTGTTGCAGCTGCTCCAGCTGCTGCCCCCGCTGCAAAGAAGTCCAAGCCAGTTGTCGCTGCTGCCCCCGCTGCACCAGTTGCCACTGCCGTTGCTGAGGCCGCTGCCCCAGTTGAGACCAAGACCGTGGAGCAGGAGATTGCAGCCCTTGTGTCGCTTCACCAGAACCTTCGCGACCAGGCCGTTGGTGCCATCAAGACTCTCCAGCGTCTCCAGAAGCGTGTTGCTAAGGAGGTCAAGGAGGCTGGTCGTCGTCGCCGCCGCTCGAAGAAGGAGAGCGAGGATGGCGTTGTGAAGGAGAAGCGTCCCACCATCTTTACCACCCCAGTCACTCTCAAGGATGAGCTCTGCTCTTTCCTCGGCAAGGCTAAGGGCTCTCAGATGACCCCCGCCGATGTCACTCGTGCCTTCAGTGCCTATGTTGACTCGCACAAGCTCAAGGATGCCGAGAAGGGCCACACCATCCACCCAGATGCTGCCATGCGTAAGGTTCTTGGCGTCAAGGAGGAGGAGCTTCTCACCTACCGCAACATCCAGTCGTACCTCTACAAGCTATACGTTCTCCCAGAGAAGAAGAAGGTTGCCACTGCGTAAGTGCTGCTTAAAAGTGCTATGTTATTAATATAAAAATTAGAAAATTACAAAAAACACATAAACAATAAAATAGTTTCTATCTTTTTGTTTATGATATCTTTTTTACTTACGCTTACTTGTTATTGCGTCGCTTACGAGTTGCTATGCCTACAAGTTGCGTCGCTTACGAGTTGCTCCACCTCTGCGTGGAGATCTATCACGATTATTGTTATTCATATTATTACGATTTCTTGACTTTCCACGTCTCATACTACTTGGACTCATGCTACGACTCATACTGCGACCGCGACGCATGCTACGACTCATACTGCGGCCTTGTCTGCCATTATTTAAGTTCATTTCACTTTCAGGATTATTTATTTCACTTGTAATATGGGCGATTCGTGCTTTAATAACATCAATATCACGCTCCAAATCTGCTTGTTCGGCTGCATTTGATGGTCTTGCCAATAAACGTGTCATTCGACGAACTACACGTGCCAAACTATCATTTTCTATGTCTAATTGACGCTGTAAACGCCCAATCTTTAATGTAAGTCTCTCATCGGCAGGACTTGATCTGGGTTTGCGCTCAATGTGCCTCTTTATTTCCTTCGCCTTCGTCTTTGCTGTTTTCACACGCGCTGCGGAGCTTGTCAGAGAATCTAACATCGAACGCATATCAGACATATTAAAACCATTTCTTGGTGCACTTGCAACAGATGCCTCCAATGATGTCAACAAACTACTCATATTAAATCCATTTGAACTACTTGCAGCGGCCATGTTCTAATTATGATACATAAAATTATTCCACTTTCCATTCCATCTGTTTTTGGAAAATCACATCCAAATCTCGATAAACACTAATTAATGAATACGCAACCGCTATGTCAGGCTCTTTCATCAAGCGACACAGTGTCATAAAATTATCCCACTGCTCGGACGTCCACTTCCATTGCGCACAAATGCTCTTCTTATCATATAGACCCCCTTCTTCCCAATTATACATTCGTAGTAGACGCGATGATCCAAGCGTAAGAAGATCAGAATCATTACTAACAATCAGCTCCACCGTATTTTCTCTTTCTAAATCCATCAATAATGTATCTGCTTCTTCGGTCGCCGAATATTGATAACATCCCTCCTCCTTCAACCATTCCTTTACCGTATCGATATAAGCAGGATTTGGTTTCCATGCCTGCTTCCGTAATTGTTCCACATACTGGTATAATGTATACTGATCGTTTTCTGATAATTGGTCCATTTGATTCATTATAAATGTATCAAGATGGGCAATGGTCTGTATTATTTCTTGACGTTTCTGTTCCCGCAAGTCCCGTGCCCCCTTTGTTTTTAGAGATGGTGCACCATCCCATACACAATGCACTTCCTTCGCATGGTCGATAATAGGCCGTAAATATTGTTGAATAATTTGTTTATTACCTTTTGATTGATGAAGAAACCAAAACATATCAATCCCTACAGATTTATTATGTAGTGCTTGAACGATGGATGTTCGCGTCTCGTATTGTGATAGGAATTGAAATAAACCTTTTATGCCCATATAAATCTATCTTATTAGACGAATTCATATAATATCAAATTTATATAAATTCGTATATAACTATCAGCACATAGAATGTCTTTTTGACTATTTACTTTTTGAATGAGTGTGCTTATGATGCTTGCAATGCTTACAATGTTTGCGATGCTTACGATTCTTGCGACTCTTTCCTCCAGTAATGGTCGTACATACCGTTCTTTTTGTTTCTACTCCACCTGATTCACTATGGTCTTCTGCACCTTTCTCAGATGACGATGATCCTCCCATGTTCTATTTATATACTATAAAATAGTAGATTCCTTTCTAACCTGAAATCGAGTCTTTAATACAGTACTCGGAGGATGCGTTAAACGCAGCGAATTTCCAATAGACACAAATGGTCGACCTTGACTTATAGATATATTCCATTTTCGCCATACATCCTCCTTACCAATTGTATATCTCCACGGAAATTCCTTGGATTCGGGATGACGCATATGCTGCTTCACTTTCATATTCTGTTTTCTCATCCATTCGGATTGCATACGAAGTAGCTCATTAAATTCTTTCTTTACTCCTTTCGATAAGAGTCCAACATATATTAATTCAGCCCATGCCTCTGTTTCTGCTTCTACTTGGTCCACACCATTTGCTTGATTATCCAGACTACATGAATGCATCATTTCATGTATTAATACACGAGTTGCATCTTCCGCACGATAAATCATAATCGTTTCACGATTTCCAGGATAAGTATATCCACCATTAATGTTTTCTGATGTAATAAGTGCACGATTTTCTGGAAAGGTACGTAAGTGTATATTTGCTAAAAAGAATACCTTAAAGGGAGTTTGCAAAGCTTTATCTTTCTCTGTAAAAAGACGCATAATTCTACCCCATAAAGGCCACGGAATATCCAATACCTGGTCTACATTCTCCAAAATAGCAACCACCTTTCCATAAGGACATGTTGCTACCAATGTAGAAACACGCCCTGATATCATATCATTATACAGTGTTTTACGACGATTATTTGGATCAAATTCAGATCCGACAGTACATTCGTTATTTAAATACTCCATATCTTTCTGGTCGATGGTATAAGATATCGTCCATATGGGAGCAGATTGAATAAATTCGTGTCGTATACTATCCAATACACTATTCAGCAGGACGGACATTCTTTTATGGAAGTAGATTATTATCAACCGATTGCAATGTATCCAATCGCAATCTATACAACTGATGTGCTAATTTCAAATGAACGTGCTCCCACAAAATAGGAATACGATAGGATGTAACAAGAACCCAACCTGAACCCGACTCTGCATGCCATAATGTTTCCAACAATTCTCCTCGCATCTTCGGAGTAATCCATTCTGTTTCATAAATTGCAAGAATCCAATACATTATAACATCGGTCCATCTAAGATTTCGCTGAAGACATGTATAAATCCATGTTCTTACATCTGCAATTTTTTGAGGCTCCCATGAAGTAGACCATTCATTCAGCGTCTTCTTAAAATAATCAGACCATACATCATTTTGTACCAATTCCGCCTTCTTTGTATAATTCGACAAAAGTTTATCTTCTCCTACCACTGGAATTTCAAAACAAAAATCACGAAGACGCGGACTTAATGGGAATTCGGTGGTTAAAAGAATCGCAAAATAGGGATATTGCTCCAAACACTCCTGTAATTGAAGAACCGATTCATCTGTTAGAAAATGTGCATGATATAGCACAAGATAACGAGTTTGAATAGATGACGCCATCAAACACACGTCCTGCTGTCCCGTCCATCTCGATAGGATAGATTGAAGAAATACCTTATCAGACATTGACATTCGTGCCACATCAAATCCCAAATGGAGCTGCGATTCTTCATATGGAATGGATTTTCCTGTTGCATCATCGTCCTCTTCATCAGGATCCGCATTCGTAGACTGTTTATTCAGAAACCATACGCTTTTTTTAATTTCAAATGGAATTCCAATATGTTCTGCCTGTATTTTAAGAAACTCTTGAAGTTGTGTCCGTTTTCCACATCCACGCCAACCACGCCATGCATAACTACACGGCTCCATCATTACTCTTACAACACCATTACACTTTTAGGCTTCTTCCTATCGACATTGTATACGATATAATAAAATACAAAGAAAAATGCCAATCTAAATATATCATATTTATATCATATACAGTTCAATGATTCTAACGATTCCTTATCAGGCATTTGAAGTTGGAAATATTCATGTCACTCCTTTTAGTCAAGATAAATATGGTAAATCCATTGCCCGTTTAACCTATAAAGATAATTCAATTGACTTTCAAGATGTATGTATTCTTAGTCCACCGCTAACTGTGATTGATTATCAACCCGAACATTCTCGTCTTCGTCTCGATGTCTCTCAACATTTTAATTTTCAAGTAAAAATAAATACATTACATGAATATCTGATAAGTACATTCTATGTACATCAACAGAGTTTCCTTCACCACGTATATGACTCACAAGAATATATTAAACAACTTTTTCATTGTCTATTAGAGGATTCAGTATTATCACTTTATATTTATCCATCACTTGTTGTAAAAATGCCAAATGGAATATATTCAAAAGTATCTGATTTAGTACCTGGTGATATCATTCGATGTGTCATTCGTTTTCAGGGAGTCACACAATTTATTAATAAATATGGATTGCGACTACGTCTGCAACATTCTATTCCCTCTATCTGGCACCTCGATCATGCTTCTAGGTAGATCCTGGCCCTGTTGTAGAAATAGCCGCCATGGAAATAGCAGAAAATGATAATCCAAGTGAAAGACATGAAATCAAAAGAGAAAACATAGCGGATGCTTTAGAGTATTGAATAGCATAGACAAACATTCCAATAAATAGAACAAGTGCACCAATTCCTGTCTGCCACCAAATTCGTGAAATTTGGGGCTTAATAGATCTCCATGTTGCCGTATCCCCAATAAATTTTGATGTATCCATAGTAGCCTTAATAAACAATATAATTGCCGTAATACCACATCCTAAAATAGCAAATGTACCAATGCCAAATGATACGTTGCTAAATGAACTCTGCCCTGATGCTTCTGTTGACATTCTATCTTTGCTCTTGTTTTATTATTTTATGGATTTTTTGCGAATGACATTTTATCCATCAATGGTGCTAATGGAAAAGAAATAGGGGTTGTTCCAAAAAAGATAACCAATAATACCATCGTTAAAAATAGTAGTTGGCGCCCAATCATTAAAATAAAATTAGACATGGCAAAGTCGGGCACTCCTTGACTCATTACTACTATGACATCCATCTTTATTTTATTATCTCCGTAGTACATAGTATCGGAAAATGGGTAGCACCCAAAAAAGAAAAGTAGCATTAACTGATATTTCAAGATGCCATCCCAAGATGAAAGGAAAAAAGATTGTAAAAGGCACGCGAAAATCGCATCAGTGTTTACCTGATAGTGTATATCATGAAATTTCTAAATCCCATCTCTCAAAAAATGGATTATTTCAATCTCTAGGATGCAATGAGGGAGAGGAACATTGTCTATTAGATAAAGCACCACTGGATGACTCTATTAAAAAATCATTACGTCGTCAATATCTTCGCCCTCGCCGCCCCAAAGGCTGGGATGCCGATCCCGATATGTGGCTCGATAATTACAATATTATGCATGTCATGAAACAATATGAAGAAGCGATTCCATCTTTTACCTTTCTTGGTGTATTTCCTATTGATTTTTCTGCCCCCAATCCCTACCAACCCGATGGCGAAAAAAAATGTCTACACAAAGAACTCTGTGATTTGAATCTTATCAATGAATACCATAAGGGAAAGCGAGGTATTGGTATGGTTTTCAATTTAGACCCTCATTATAAGGGAGGAAGCCATTGGGTTGCTCTCTATATTAATATCGTTAACATAAACAAACCATTTGTGTGCTATTTTGATTCCTATGGATATGATACGCCGCCCCTTATTGCCCGTCTAATGCGCTCCTTTAAACTACAAATCAAGAATTGCCATTTAGGCCGCAATGCACGACGATTTCAATATGGTAATTCAGAATGTGGAATGTTTAGTATGTATTTTATTATTTGCATGATTCATGGTATTTCATTTAAACAGTTCTGTAAAGATTCTGTATCAGATGATTTCATGCTACAACTTCGCAAGGTTCTTTTCTCCAAATGATTTCTCTCCATTTTTATTTCACTAAAAAGCATATAAAAGATTTATAGCACATAAAGATAGTAATGTATCGTCCGGCAACAGCACAAGGCTCGACCTCTATACAAGAGACGCTGTTCGGTGTAAAGAATTATCAGACACTTCAAACCGTTCTGGTACAAGAATTTCAAGAACGAGGTGAGAAGTTATCCGAAGTACAACTTCAACGTCTTGCTAAAACCGTGGATCATTATCTTCATCAAGTCTATGAAAAACATGGCGATAAGCCTATTTCTACCTTAAATAAAGAGACTCTTAGTGCAAGTGCAAAGGATTTCGCACAATATCTTCAGCGCAAAGAAATAACAAAGAATGTGAATCCAGTCAAACAAGTTCTCAATGATTCTCTCTTTCAGGAAACATCACAACGATTTGAACGACTTACCCAGGAGCGAAATGAAGTGAAAGCCTTGCCTTCCACTCTTCCCGATTTTCGTATCTCTCTTACGGAAGACGGTCCTCCTGCTGCTGAAATCTTTGAACGTGCCAAGAAACAACGTGAAATGGAACTTCTCCGTTCTACACAACAATCCGAACTTATGAAAGCGGATGCTGGTCTACAACGTCGTATTCAAGCTGATAATTCGTTTCGAGCACAGCAGGATGTGCAGAATCGTGATAATGAATTCGCATTGGTACAACGTCAAACTACTTCTCAACGCCCCTCTGTTTCGAATCAATCTCTTGTCATTATGCCAGACCGTCGTGAATTGATGCTTGCTCCCATCGGTTCTTTTGATACCATGACACAATCACCTGACCCACGTGGCCTGGGCCAAGCCAATGCAAATCCCACGATTGTTGCTCCTCTCCTTGCATCTCCTGCTATCAATCATTTGCAGCAAAATAATATTATTCGTGAAGATAGTATTATTAGCTATCGTGAAATTGAAAATAATCTCTTTATTTATTCGGCAGACCGTGACTGGCTTCTTAATAGCAAGGAGAATCGCTATCATTTTACCGTTCAATTTGATACAAATGGATTTAAAGATAAATTTGGCCTTGGTCTTGCCGCCCAACAAAAATTCAAAAATATTGTGCGAATTGAATTGATTAAAGCCATTATGCCTGGAGAGAATTTGGACGTTATTGTGAATGCATCAGATTCGGGTGTACCTACCTACACGACCTCTTTTCAGGATAATATTCTCAATTTGCCCTATGTCAGTCTTCGCGTCGCAGAATTGGAGAATAACAATTATGGAACAGATAATTCACTGGATCGTAGTTTTGGTGTACTTCAATATGACGCCCAATGGCTGTCGGATGTTGCACAGCAACAAGGATGTACTCGTGGCTATTTGGCTATGATTCCTAAATTTCTTAAATGCCAAAAAGAATACTATCCCACACCACTGTCCACTCTACAGAAAATGACAATTGAATTTCGCCGTCCCAATGGAGAACTTCTCAGCAATTCTTCTGATACCTTTGACATTGGTGGTATTATTGCCAGAGAAGTAGTTGCTTCTGGTGCAACTACCTTTCCATTTAATGTTGTAACTACTACATCTGATTATTCTCTTCTTGGTGCAAGCAGTGCAATTGCAACTGCTCCCGCTAATTTTTTCATTAATACATCATCCTATTTTAGCCGATTTGAATTGTGTGCGGGCGATCGTATTCAAATTGCAGGTTATACCTATTCCGATGCATCTCTTAATGACCCAGTCTATGGCCAGAGTCTACGTGCATTCTGTAATTGGATTAATCGTGTAGAAGGCCATATTGTTATTAATACCGCATATACTGTTCCTACTGCACCAACGGTTCTTGTCGATGGTATTAATTCGGTTGGATATGCAAATTTCATTGTTATCCAGGGCCTCTATCAAGACCCTACCACAGGAACAACCTATTTACAGTCATTTGGCACTGATTTTGGTAATACTCTTAATACATATGGAACTACCCTACAATCACCCATTCGTTTTATAAATCTTAATAAACAGCTCAATCTTGTCTTTCGTATTATCACCCGTGAAATGG